ATAGAGGTGATATACAGCACCTCCATCAAAATTAAAAGTTGTATTTTCTCTTGCGTATGTCATTTCAGCCTGTTCATCAAGATACAAGGCTGTTTCTGTACCAGCGACAATGACCGCAAGTCCGACAGCAATCCATCCTTTGGCTAATGGTGTCTTACCGAGTACTGAAGCAACACCGCCAGTTATTTCAATAAGCGATTCTTGCATAGGGCCATAATAACCCTCTTCAGTACCGTGGGCGAATGGAAACAATAACATCAATATCGCCTTTTTGGATAATCATAATTTCTCTTGGAAAAACTAGATCCCATTCTTTGGAATCCTACTCTTTTTCCATTAACATAAACGTATTGTCCAACTACACCACGTTTTGTTCGGAATACTTTACCATAAGTTTTTCTTGCCATTTTAATTCCCCATTCGTGGAGCGTGAACACCTTTGTAATCACCCGGTGTTAGCTCAATTAAAAGTCCAATCGTATTACCAGTTGTACCTGATGCGGTTTCTATTTGGAGTAAACCGCATGGTACATTAGGAATTGGTCCCATCATAGCCATAGGAGCATATGTAGAACTAATATGACATTCACGAACTGGCCAAGCACCAGTATCGTTTGCCGGATTGTTAGAAGAACCTAAAATCTCAAGGGAATAAGGTGCAATATCCCCTTCTTTATTAATCTCGATTAAATTATCTAATGTTGCAGCACCTGCCAATACACTAAACTGTAATTGTTGGTTAGCGCTTGCGTCTAAACCATCATCAATAGGTTGCATCCTAGCTTCCTGTAATGCCTCTAGCGCACTTATATAACCATCATAAGATGGATCGTGCGTAGTTGTCTCATTTGTTATAATACTAAATGAGTGTCCACCCATTAATCCAACTGCATAATTGTCATAACGTGTACCATTTCTCCAAAAACTCATATCTGAATAATCCCATTCTCCTAAAGTTATGTCATTATTCTCATCTTCTGTTGGCTTCGGCCAATCAGTATCAACAACATGTTCTTTATTCAAGTACACTTTAAAATCACTCCAGCGTGGTGATTTACTGTTACCATCCATCATTGCTAGTGTTTCAGCCCTTTGCTGTTTCCAACCGTTAAAGCAAAGTTCCCAAGCCGCATGAGTAGCCCATGTGTTCGGGGCTGTTGAGACAAGGACTCTAGCATCACCTTGGCTATCGTGTACAGAAATATTACTTATTGAGTAATTTCTGCCTTGTCTGTAAAGTCTTCGATTTACAGCAGAAAGATCCTTTGCTAAATCGATATAATGAGCATCCTCATCTGTTCCAGAATGTTCTAGATCATAATATAGAAATCTCTGAGTATGCATTTTAGGTTTCAATCTTTTTGTGCCGCGTCTACGAGCCATACAAAGGGCTGACAATGTACAGTATATTAAGTATCCGTTCATTTTATCCGCGACAACCGTCACTTCTGTCACATTAAAAATCGCTACACTCCTACATATTCTGTGACAGGTGACGGGGGGGCAGAAGTAATATCCAAGTTCTGCCCCCTTTTTGCTTCGCATTTTTGCTGAAGAGAAGTGGATCAGGAAAACTCATCCCATGTCTTCGTTTACCAGAGAACTTCTCCAATCTTCAGCAAACTTTCTCAATCTGTCTCGGTGTACACAATATGCGTACGGATGTTTGCGCATTATTGTGTTCAGTGGAATTCCCGAAATATACAGATTGACAAGGTCGCTCAAAACTATTTTCTCTAACGAACCATGTAGTTTTGGCTTGCCTACAGACCAGCGCTTAAATGCAAATTTACCTTCGTGTGCATTTATTCCGCTGCAATAGTCCCATGAGCCTTTGGCATCCTTGACGATATCAAAACACGTTGTCATTACACCAAGTGCTGAAGCTAAAGTTTTCAATCGTTTAGGTTTATGTTCCATATATCCTTGAATGTGGATTCGACCTAATTTCTCACCCATTTCAAGTGCAAAACTAGCCGCTTCTATTCCGGCTGTTTTACCAATTCTTTTTATCATTTTTTCAAATATTACAATCCAATCTTCTTCAGATTGACCAAGCCCTTTGTATATTATCTCATCTAAATGGGCATGATGTATAGTTATGAAGCATCTTCTAAGCTGCAACGGTGTCAACTCCGTTTATTAAACCACATTCCAAACAGACCGTAAAATGGATCTCTTTGTAACTTTGCAATCTTTTCAACCACGGTAATCTATCGTAACCATTTATTCTTGTATATCCTGTGAAATATTTACAATTTTTACACATTTTCATATTTACCATCTCCCATATGGTTCCGGTTGGGAGATATCACAACATCAGTGGAACCACGCTGCTGTTGAGTTCGAGTCCAAGAAGCACTAACAGACAAACTTTGCAGAGTTGATCTGTTGACCATCCACTTACGGAGCCTTCTTGGTCTTGAATAGGTTTAGCAATAGAGGTGATATACAGCACCTCCATCAAAATTAAAAGTTGTATTTTCTCTTGCGTATGTCATTTCAGCCTGTTCATCAAGATACAAGGCTGTTTCTGTACCAGCGACAATGACCGCAAGTCC